GCTGTTGATGAAGACGAACTAGAAGTAGTACAACAGGCATCTAAGGTTGCTGAGCAAAGTTCTAGCAATTTTGACCACGTACAAGAAAAGATTGATGCATTGTATAATGCCATCACACCATTATTGAACAATCTTAAAATGAACCCAGAGAAGGAATATATCCTCTGGCCAAATAGAGTTGATAAGGTTGAAGAATTTGAAGACTACCTACGAAAAATTTATAATTCGTAGACCTTTACTTTTGAGTGAGTTTATAGTATAATATAATGATAAGAGAAATAAAGGAGTAAGAATGAGTTTTTTGAGTGATATGACTAAGGGTATTGGCACTGCCAATTTATTATCGGACGGTGGTAATAGTTCTGAGTTTTCAGGCACTATTGATACAGGTTCGTATATTTTGAATGCGTTAGTATCTGGTAGTATTTATGGTGGTGTTCCTAATAATAAGATTGTAGCATTTGCTGGTGAATCAGCAACTGGCAAGACTTTCTTTGTACTAGGTATCATCAAACAGTTTATGAAAAATAATGCCACTGGTGGTGTAATCTATTTTGATACTGAGGCAGCAGTTACGAAGAAGATGATGGAAGATCGTGGTATTGACCCGAATCGTGTTGTTATCGTAGAACCATCATCTATTGAAGAATTTAGAACAGATGCTACACGAATCTTAACAAGTTATATTGATACACCTGAGAAAGAGAAAGAACCTATGATGATGGTACTTGACTCATTAGGTATGTTATCATCTAAGAAAGAATTAGAAGATACTGAGTCTGGTAGTGATAAACGTGATATGACAAAAGCACAGTTATTACGTGGAACGTTCAGAGTATTATCACTGAAACTTGCTAAGGCAAATGTACCATTGATTCTGACTAACCACGTGTATGATGTGATTGGTTCTTACTTTCCTCAGAAAGAAATCTCTGGTGGTAAAGGTTTGAAGTATGCAGCAAGTTCTATTATTATGCTTGGTAAGAAAAAGGATAAAGATGGCACTGAGATTGTTGGTGGTATTATTGGTTGTACAACTCATAAGTCAAGATTCACTAAAGAGAACAAAAAGGTAGAAGTCAGACTGTCATTCGACAAGGGTCTAGACAGATACTATGGACTCCTGGAACTTGCTGAGAAGTATGACATTATTAAAAAGGTATCAACTCGTTATGAACTCCCAGATGGGAAAAAAGTATTCGGTAAGGTAATAAATGCGGATCCTGAGCAGGTGTTTACGAAGGATATCCTAGACCAACTCGACGTGGCAGCACGAAAAGAATTTATGTATGGTGAGTATGTAGAGGAAGAAGAAATTTTAAATGAAAAGGAGAAAGGAAATGACGAAGTATAAATTAATTGATCATCCTAATGGATTCCATGATGAGCACTGGTGTGTTGAAATTCAAGAAGGAACGTTCAAGGGTGTAGTGTATCAGTATGACACAATCGATTTTAAGGAAACAGATGAGAATGGGGAAGATGCCGTGTTAAAGTTTAACACTATTACGGTGGAAAATCCAAACGAAGAAGACTTGACAGATTTGGAGTTTTCAGGTATAATAGGTGATGTGCTAGTAAAAATTATTGCTGAGAGAATGGAAGATAAGGACTTGAATGAATGTAACACATCTGATACTAAAGAATCTAATACATAATGAAGAATATGCGAGGACTACGTTACCGTATCTAGAACCAAAATACTTTGATGAACACATTGAGAAGATTGTCTATGAGCAAGTCAATGAGTTTATATCGAAGTATAATTCTTTACCAACTCGTGAAGCATTAGTAATTGAATTGGACAACCGTAAGGGTATGTCTGATAAAGAATTTACTGAATGTGGTGCATATATTGGAACTCTCATTAATGATGAGAAGGAAGATCCTGAGTGGTTAATCAATACCACTGAAAAGTTTTGTCAAGAGAAAGCATTGTATAATGCTATTATGGATTCTATTGCTATCATTGATGGTGATGGTGATGAAGACAAAGGGGCAATTCCAGAACTATTAACTGATGCATTGAGTGTGTCATTTGACCCGAACGTTGGTCACGACTTCCTTGATGATGCTGATGACAGATATGAATTTTATCATAGAGTTGAGGAACGTGTTCCGTTTGATATTGATTATCTGAATAAGATTACTAAGGGTGGTTTACCTAAGAAGTCTTTAACAGTATTAATGGCAGGAACAGGTGTGGGTAAGTCATTAGCAATGTGTCACTTTGCCTCTGCTAATATGCTTGATGGTAAGAACGTTTTATATATCACTATGGAAATGGCAGAGGAAAGGATTGCTGAACGTATTGATGCAAATCTATTGAACGTGAAACTTGACGATTTACCTAATATGGCAAAGGCAACGTATAAGAAAAAGATTGCTAAGGTTAAAGGTAAGACATCTGGTAAGATGGTTGTTAAGGAATATCCAACCTCATCGGCAGGTGTCGGTCACTTCAGACACTTATTGAATGAGTTGAAGTTGAAGAAAGGATTTAAACCTGATATCATTTACATTGACTATCTGAACATCTGTATGTCAAGTAGAATGAAGATGGGTGCTAGTGTGAACAGTTATACTTATGTCAAGGCAATTGCCGAAGAGATTAGAGGATTAGCAGTTGAAAACAATGTGCCAATCGTTACAGCAACACAGGTTAATAGAACTGGTTATGGTGACAGCGACTTTGGACTTGAAGATACCTCTGAATCATTTGGTTTACCTGCTACGACTGACTTAATGTTAGCACTTATTTCTACTGAAGAAATGGAAGCAATCGACCAAATACTTATTAAACAGTTGAAGAATAGATATGGCGATCCTGGAACTAACAAACGTTTCGTGGTTGGTATTGATAGACCTAAGATGAGGTTGTATGATGTGGAATCAAATGCTCAGTTAGATTTGGTTGGAACTCATACTGCTACTGAGCATAAGTTTAATGAGAAGAAATCATTTGGTCAATTAAAGGTATAATACCCCTTAAATAAAAGTCGGTATAAAGGGTTGACATTTATCATAAACTAAGGTATAATATAAGTATTGGTTGATTGAAATGAGTTGAGGTTTATGTGATTGATATTAATATGGTTGTTGATTTTTGTCGAGACGAATTAGGCATTGTAGATAGTGTTATTATTAATGTTTCCTTAGATGACTTGACTGAAGATAATGCCCATGGTTGGTGTGTTAAATCTTCTGACAAACCTGGATTCAATCCTAACGAATATGAAATTGAATTAGAAGAAACTTTAACTGATGATGAAATGCTTATTACTTTGTGTCATGAAATGGTACATATTAGGCAATACTCTGAAGGAATTCCTTCTAATGAACTTGAAGCAGAAAAATTAGAATCTGTTTTAGCAGAGAAATTTAAAAAGTGTTTTTGAGGGAACCGCCCCTAGTTTTGCACTATAACTAAGAACTAAATGCTGAGAAAGTTTTGATGGTTTTTATTCTCGATCAGAAAAAACCACCACGAGTACTGTGTAGAGACTCCAACTCAATCAACGACACATCTTCGCAGTACTCCCTATTTAGGATGCGGACTCCTTTGTTATGTTTTTTTGACGCATCCCTGACCTGAGCATGTCTAAACTGCTCCCCTCTTCTCATATGAAATATTATAAATATCTATTATGAAATCTTTTAAGACTATACTTTCCGAAGCAAAACTAACCCACCTGAACCATATTGAAGATGCAATCTTTGACGACGGTTATGCAGGAGGAGTTGAGGCATTAAAAATCTTAAAAGGTGTTGCTGATACTTTACATGGTCATACTAACAAACCTATGAATATTCAAGCAAAGGTAGATGGTGCACCTGCTGTGGTATGTGGTGTGAATCCAGAGAATGGTAAATTCTTTGTAGGAACTAAAGCAGTATTCAATAAGAACCCTAAAGTCAATTACACTAATGCTGATATTGATAAGAATCACAGTGGTGGTCTTGCTACCAAACTAAAATCTGCTCTCAAGCATTTCCCTAAGATGGGGATTAAGGGAATACTTCAAGGTGACTTTATGTTCACTCCAGAAGATTTAAAGAAAGCAACGATTGATGATGAAGATTATATCACATTCACTCCTAATACTATTACATATGCTATTCCTGCTAAGTCTGAGTTAGCAGATACTATTAAGAAATCAAAGGTTGGTGTTATTTGGCATACAACCTATACTGGTGATACTATTGCTGACTTATCTGCTCAATTTAAAATTAACATAAGTGTATTAAAGAAATCAAAAGATTGTTGGTTTACTGACACAACGTTTAGGAACGCATCAGGTTCTGCTACATTGACACTTGGTGAGATGGAAATAATCAATAAACGTTTAGCATCTGCAGAGAAAGAATTAAAGTTGCTTGACAAAAAAGCATTGGGTGTATTATTCGGTAAGACTGAGATTGCTACTAATGCCAATATCTACATCAATGACTTAGTTAAGAAAGGCGAGAAGTTTACCTCAAGGAATAAAGCAATCGCAGGGTTCATTGACTTCCTAAGAAAACGTTACAATCCAGCAATCGCTAAGTTGAAATCGGAAAAGGGTAAGGCAAGGAAACAAGCATCGCTTGATGATTTGATAAATACTATACAACGAACAAAAAATATTGCTGGTACACTTGCTTATGCTTTACAATGGCATGACGATGTTTCTGACATCAAACGAATATTAGTTAAGAAAATGGAAACAGTTAATAGTATCCCTGCTTTTATCAAGACCCCAACTGGTTATAAAGTAACTGGTCCAGAGGGTTTCGTTGCTATTGATACGTTATCTAACAAAGCAGTTAAACTCGTAGATAGACTTGAGTTTAGTAGAAATAATTTTAATGCGGTAAAGTCATGGTCATAAAGTTTAAAGAATATCTCAACGAAGCAAGTATTGTTAAAGGTAGATATGATTCTGGCACTAAACTACAACTGAGTAAAAAACCATTACCATACATATCTAAAGAACTCGGATCTGCTAAGAGTATTGAGTTATCAAATGCTACTGATGATATGATTGAAATTGGTTCTGGTAGTGAGAGTATCATTGTTAAAGCAGATAGTAAGGTGTATAAGGTAAGTGGTTCTAAGACTGGAATCAATAACTCATTCAACCACAAGTCTGGTTCTGGTGGCAAGTCTGATACGCATGCAGCAACTAGAGTTAAAGAAGCAGTATCGTTATTAATGTTCAAACATTATCAAGAGAATAGCGAACCTATTAAAGAGGAAGATATTGATGCATTACTTACAGACTTAGGTGCCGATCCTACATTATATAATGAAAAATTCTACGAAAGTGCTTTATTACAATTAAGTTCGTATAAGAAACTCAAACTCATCAGAGGTAAAAGTCTTGTATTTGAATTTCAAGGTGATAAGTATTCTAAGAAAATATATGCTAAAGGAAAAGAGTTAGGTGCTGGTGCTAAGGCAGACAACTGGAATCCTGCTGACTTGTGGATATTTGAGTCAGGGTTTTCTAATAAGATTAGTTCTGAGTTAAGTGATATTGAAACATTAAATGAATTAAACTTTTGGATTAGAAAGAGTTATCTTCAGGGTTTACTTGTACCAATCTCATTAAAGCAATCTACTGGTAAGTCTACAATGGAATTAATTAATCCATTAAAATATAAGAACAAGAAACTTACATACGATTTCAATCTAAACAAGATTACAATTGCTGGTAGTTTGAAGTCTGTATTCATTGAAACAAATTCTGGATTCACATTCAAAGCAAACTCACGTGGTGCTGCAGATAATCCTACGTTGTACTTAGAAGGCACTATGAAGCAAGAAAACTTTGCTATGGGTGCTATCGATGCTAAGTTGTGGCAGAAGTATCATGATGGTGCAGTGGTTAATGGAAATTCTATTAAACCAACATCTCAGTTATTAAAATCTTCTAATCTTATATTCAATAAATATAAACGAGATATTACTGAGAAAGGTAATAATATATTGTGGAAACCAGACTTTAAAAAGTTTGATGACACCTTAAAGAAAAGATACATTGCTGCAGCATCTTTACTTGATTATGTGATGAGTAACTATAATGACGTTATGAGATGGGGATTCTTTACTGCTATGAAAGTTACTGATAAAAATTCAATGTACGTTAAAATTAAATAATATGAAACCATTAAAATTTAAAGACTTCCGCACCATATCTGAAGATAAATCACTTGAACCAGTTCCTGGATGTAAGTGGTGTCATCTACGTGATTATAGAAAAGAATATGATAAGTTTCAATCATCTGATGAAAAGAAAGCATATCGTGCCGAATTAAATAGGTATAATAGAAAGAATAGAAAACCAGAACACGAGGGTATGGATGCATCCCACGTTAAAGGTAAGATCGTAGGATATGAAGATTCCTCAATAAACCGTGGTCGTGCTGAAAAGAGCAGACTTAAAGGATCTAAACGTAAACCAAGAGAGATTGAAGAGTGAAATCATTTAAAGAACATTTATCTGAAGCAAAGGTCAAGTCTGCCGTATTCACATTCGGTAGGTTCAATCCAATTACGAAAGGACACGGTGAGTTGATTGATTTTGTTGTTAGGAAGTCTGGTCGTGGTGATGCTATGATATTCACTTCACAGTCAAATGATGCGAAAAAGAATCCAATACCATATAAAGATAAGTTGAAGTTCTTGAAGAAGTTTTTCCCTAAAGCAAATATAATGGATGAACCTAAATTGAAGACACCATTTCAAATACTTGAATGGTTGTCTGATAACGGTTATAGGGATGTGACTATGGTCGTGGGTGGAGATAGAGTTGCCGAATTTGAAAAAAGAATTAGACCATATGTCGACCAGAAAGACCCGAACAAACCACATTACGACTTTGATAAGTTCAAAGTGGTCAATTCTGGTGAAAGAAAAGAGGGTGTGTCTGGAACAGATATGAGAAACCATGCAAAAAATGATGACTTTGATGCATTCAAAGCAGGTATGCCTAAAGGTGTATCAGATAGTGATGCTAAGGCAGTATTTAAAACAGTAAAAAAAGGAATGAAACTAAAATGATAAACTACGAAGATTTACAAGAAGGTAAGGTTGAAGGAAAGCATCTTAAGAAGATGATGTCATTGACTAAAGACTTAATGAGAGAAATTCAAGCATTAACAAAGGGTGAAGATGCTCCAGATTTACATGACCAAATCATCACTATGGAAAAGCATGCTCAAGGTCTGCGTGATGTTATCATGAGAGCAGGTAGAGTAAACCCAAAATAGAGAGAAGAAATGAAAAAGTTTAACGAATTTCTTACTGAAGTTTATAAAAGTAAACTAAAGTGGAAAAAGTCTAAGGAAGTTTCTAAAAAGAATCTGAAACTTATTAACTTAAAGAAATTCACTGCTGAGATAGAATGGACATCAGGTAAATATACTATTGTTAAAGTAGGTGGAACACTTTCATACAAATACTATATTATGATAAACGATGGTAAAGTGCGTCCATCAGGTCACGGTAAAGGTCCACAAACATATTCAAAATTAGAAATGGCGAAGTTCTACTTCGACGAACTAGAAAAGGAAAAGTAATGAAAAAGTTTAGCGAATTTATTACAGAACAAAAACTATTTGAGGAATTCCTTGAAGAGAAACTCATCATGTTATCTAATGGTAAGAAATACGGTCAAATCGTATTCTTAGCAGGTGGTGCTGGTTCTGGTAAAGGTTTTGCTTCTGATAACTTTATGCAAAAGGAATTATTCAAGGTTAGAGATGTTGATGAGTGGAAAAAGACATTCATGGCAATTGCTGATATTATGGATAATCCAAAGAAGTATGCTAAAATGGTAAGAGCAGGTTCTAGTATTCCTAAAGGGGAGTACGAAAAAGTTAAAGGTTTAAACTTAAAGAAACCAGGAGATGTTGAAAAACTACACTTCTTCGTTAAGAAATTAGGTCTTAAAGATAAGACATTAGATATGATGTTAAGTCAGATGAAGAATAAGACAACATTGCCAAACATAATGTTTGATATTACAGCAAAAGATACTAAAGACATTGGTCAGTTTATGCCTCGTTTATTGAACGCAGGATATAATCCAGCAAATATTCATTTAGTATGGGTATTGACTGATTACAATATTGCTATTCAACAGAACGCAGACAGAGACCGTGTAGTTCCATCTGATATTATGTTAGCAACCCATAAGGGTGCTTCTGAAACTGTTTACAAATACGTTACTGGTGCTGGTAAGAGAATGGCAATCAACGGTTCAATCCACGTTATTTTGAACAATAAACAAAATACCATATTCTTTGAACCATCAGGTGCTGATAGAACTTCTAAGATTTCTGGTAAGAAAAACTCAGCAGTTGTCCAGGACTTTACATACTTGACGTTGAAGGAACGTGGTAAACCTATGACTTCTGAAGATAAAGTTATGAAGCAGTTATATTATTGGGTTGTTAATAATATTCCTGATGGTGATTTTAAAAAAGCAATAGAAAACTAAGGCAAATAATGGAAGAAAATCGTAAACCAATGACAATTCAACAGAGGATGGCAAGAGGTCGTATGATGAAACGTCTTGCTCCAAAGATGGCACGTTCTAGAAAGAGAATGGAGAAACGTATGCCGAGTGGTGAAAAACTTCTACAGAAAGCAATGAAAGCAGCAAAAATAAAAATCAGAAAGAAAGTTGCTGGTAAGAAAGGATTAAATTATTCTAAATTAAGTCATTCTGAGAAGATGTCGATTGACAAGTTAGTTAATAAGAAAGCAACTCCTGCTAAGATTAAAGCACTTGCTAAGAAATTAATGCCTAAAGTAAGAAAGGATGCTGTTGCAAGAGTTAAGTTAGCACGTAGTGGTGGTGTTAAAGAATCAATTGATTATGATGAGTTATTTGAGAAAGAATTAGCACCTAATACGTTTGATAAGATGTTCAACGAAACTGGTGGTGCTGGAGAGTATGGTACTGATA